GCCGCTGCCGCCCGCGCAACCGCCGCCCACGCAGAACACGTCCAGCTTGCCGTCCCACTTGCCAAGATTGGTAAATTTCAGCGTGCCGCTGCTCTTGAACTTGATGCGCCAGTTGCCGCTTCCGTCGTCGATCTTCTCATGGTCGCCGGTGTAGGTGTAGGTCATGTTGGGATTCTTTACCGTCAGTGTGGCCACCCGGCTGGTCACTTCCCCGGCCTTGTTCGTTACTATGCAATAGATGCTGTGGCTGCCGATGCTGGCGCCGCTCCAGCTGACGGTGGCGTTGGTGGCTTCCGTCCACTTCGCTCCGTCCCGGTACCACTGGTACGTGTATTCCGCCGGCACGCCCGGCGTGGAAATCTCCACCTTGAACGTGGCCTGTTCCCCCTGCCAGTTGGTCACGTTGGCCGGGTAGCTGGGGTTCAGCACCGGCAATTTCTTCGTCTGTCCTCCGCTTTTCAAAAGCAAACATTCCGCCACACTAACGCACCACCTTAATTAACAATGTCAGATCCGCTGTCGGTTTCTCCCCGAAGCACTTTGCCGTGATCTTCCCGTTCCCCGCGTCGATGGTACTCACGTTCGCCCAGCTTTCCGTGATGGCTTCATAGTTGGCCGTGGTGGCGTTTTCCATGCTCACCGCCACGATGGGCGAATCGCTGCCCAGCAGTCCTTCCACGGCCGCCTCCTGCACGTAGGGCGCGGCGCTGCCCGTCCATCCGGCGGCGGTCAGCGTGGCGGTGTAGAAGGCCGTCACGGCCTTACGGCCCACTTCCGCCGCCATTTCGTCCGGGTCAAAGCCCGTCAGCCCCCGCAGCCACACCGGCACGGCATAGCCGCACACCTCTGCGTTGGCCCGTTCGTCCACCACGTCCGCCGTCTCGATGCTCTCCGCCCCGGCGCGAATTTTCACCTTTGCCAGCGCCAGCTCGTACACGTTCCCGTCCCGCTCCAGCGCGGGCGGCTCGGGGTCGGCCCCCGGCGTTCCGGCCCGCACCTCCAGCGTGATCTTCCGCTGGGCGGCGGACGTGTCCAGCCGCACCACGATCCTGTCCCAGCGGTCGCTGGCCGCCGACGGCTGGTGACTGAAGCTCCTGACCCCGCCGCCGTCGTCCTCCAGCACGAACAGATACCCGTTCACCACGCACCCGCCGGGGCTCACCTGCGTGGTCATGCCCGTTCCGGGGGCCGTCGCCTGCAGCCCGCCTCCGGCGTGGCTGGTGACGCCGTTGACCATTCCCGCCCGCAGGATATGGGCGAACTGCGCCGCGTCGTACTCCCGTTCATCCTCTACCAGACTGTCGAAATACCCGTAAAATTCCTTTGCCATCTTTTCCCTCCGCTCACGCAATGCTCCCTCTCAGCTTCTCCCGGATCAGCCCCGTCAGCGTCACCGGCCCCTCCCCAAAGGTGGCCTTCAGCGTCCGTTTTCCATCCTCGTAGGTCTCCTCCACCGCCGTCAAACGGGCGTTCCTCTGCCGGTCGTCGGCCACCACCGTCACCATGTCCCCCAGGTCGTAGTCCCGCCCGTACCGGCACAGGCCGCTGTCCAGCAGCTCCGCCGTCACGCTGTCCTTCCGGGGCGACAGCTTCCGCTCCGCGCCCAGCCGCAGCATGTCAACGTCGCTGACCCCGTTCAGGCTGGCCCAGCCTTCCCGGCGGGCCAGTCCTTCCGCCGTGTTGCCCACGCTGAGGATCAGCCGTTTCTCGTCCTCGCCGCTGCCCCCGGCGTACACCGTGCCCACCTCCGCGCTGCCGTCCTCCGTCCAGCTGGCCCCGTCCACGTTGCCCAGCCGGCGGGACAGCACCGCCCGGCGGCTGCCGGTGGTTCGGTCGACACCTTCCCGTACCACGAACCGCAGCACCCGCTCCTTCCAATCGGGCACGACGTCCCACCCCAGTCCCGTGGCGCTGCCGATGTCGGCGAACACCTCCGTCAGCTTGTCGAACCGGGCCTGCCACGGCAGCACCGCGCCCCGGTGCCGGTTCTCCGAAAGCACCAGTCCGGGAATTTTTCGCTTTTCGTCCTCCGGGCTGGTCAGGTTGGCCGCCGCGTAGTGCAGGTACGCGCTTTCCGCGTCCCCGGTGAACCGATCCCACCCGAAGCCGTCGTACTGGTCGCCCTGCACGCTTTGCGGCACGCAGATGCGCCGCTTGCACAGGCCCTTCAGGGGCACGCCGCTGACTGTGACCTTCTCCTCGTCCACGGTGATCTTTTCCGCCAGCAGCGCCGTTTCCGGCCGCTCCGGCAGGTACAGCAGGGTCTCCCGGCTCAGGCTGTCCCAGCCGGGCGTTCCCCGCTTCACCGTCAGCTGGAAGCTGCCCACCTCCCAGAAGCACCGCTTGAACCGCAGGCTTCCGTACTGCGGCAGCTCGCCCCGAAGCCGCAGGTCTGGCCCCGCCATCATCAGGGAATGCATCATCACACCCCCTCCCAGCAGTCGTACCACCGCACCCGGATCACGCTGCGGCTGCCGTCCCCCTGGGGCACGTAGTGCAGCAGGTTCTCGCCGGGCCGCAGCCCGAACTCCGCCACCGAGCTTTCCGGGCTCAGGTAGCCGAAGCCGTTTTCCTCGCTGCCGTCCCCGTGGCGGATGCGCACCTTCAGCCGGGCGGGGTCGGTGTCCAGCAGCAGCGTGTCCCCTTCCGGCAAAGGCTGCACCAGACAGATTTTCTCCCCGGTGGACTCGTTCACCAGCGTGGGCATCTCTCCCGCCCCGGTGATCTCGATCTCGGCGGGCGCTTCCGCGTTCCCGGCGCTGTCCACCTGGCACACGAAGGACTTGCTGCCCAGCCCCAGCGGCATTTTCATGGGCAGGGTGAACCCGGCCTTTTTGGCCTTGAACACCGCCTCCTGCCGGGTCATGCCGTACCAGTAGGGGCTTTCACAGCGGAAGTTGAGGCTGAGCGACGGCTGGGCGTTCTGCTTGCGTTCGCCCCAGTCCAGCCCGCTTTCCGGCACGGCCCACGTCCACCGCCGGCCGAAGTCGTTTTCATACAAAAGCCTTGCCCGCCTCGTCCCGTCGAAGGCCTTGTCCGGGCTCAGCACCCCCAGCAGCTCCGCCCGCAGCCGGTACATCTCCTGCCGGGAAGGGGCCAGCAGGTGCAGCGTCACCTTCACCGTCCGGCCTTCCCGCCGCAGGCCGGTGATGCTCTCCCCCTGCTGGTAGGCCCCTTCCGCCGCCACTACCTTCACGTCGCTCATGCCCACGCCCTTCACCCGGCCCAGCACCCACGGCGCATGAAAAAACACGGCCGTCTCGCCGTGCAGGTTCTCGTAGATCAGTTTCTGAATGGCGCATCCCCCTTTCCCCCAATACAAAAAGCGCCCGACGATTGCCTGACGCTTTCGTTTGACTTTGTCTTTTCCCATGCTATAATAACGGTGCAAAGGGTTTTGACATGACCTTTGCTTGCTTAGCGGTCACGATCTTCACCATCGTGGCCGTTTCTTTTTGCCAAAATCCAGCCAATGAACGTCGCACAGGCGGCAACGGCAGCACTTAGTATCTCAAAAAGTATCTCTTGCATTTTCGGCCCACCCCGGCCTTTCAGGCCGTCGCGGGCTTCGGGCTTGCGGAGCCACTTCGTGGCTGTCCTCGCCCCTCGTTCCGCTTCGCGGAACCTTCTTTTCGGCCCACCCCGGCCTTTCGGGCCGTCGCGGGCTTCGGGCTTGCGGTTCCGTTTCGCGGCGTTCTCAGCCCTCGGGGCTTCGCCCCCTCCTTGGGCCTCACCTCCTTCCTTCACAGGATTTCGGTGTTGCCCTCCGTCGCGGCACGGTTTCCCGTTCCTTTTTTATTTTACCATGAAAAAACGCCCGCCGCAGCGCGCTACGCCATCATCCACCCCAGCTGGTCGTTCACGTCCTCCATCCTCCGGGCCACCTGACTGGGGCTTTCCACCGGCTCGTAGAAGTTCACCGTCTGCTGCACCACCGGCGCGCCGCCTGCCCCGCTCTGACCGGCGGTCTCCCGGCGGCTCTCGTAGAATCGGTCGGTGGCGGCGTTCATGGTGCCCGCCAGCTCCTCCTGCATCCGGGCCAGCTGGTCGTTGAAGCCCCGGAACCAGTCCGCGATGCTCCCCACCTTGCTTTGAAAGCCCTCCAGTAGCTTCTCGCCCATGCTCTTGCCCAGCGCGTCGTATTCGGGCACGTACTCGTACAGCAGGTCCATGATCTCGTCCTGACTTTTGGTCATCAGCAGCTTTTCGGCCTCGGCCTGCAGGCTGGCGGCCTTGAGCCGCTCCTCGTAGGCCTTCTCGATGGCGTCCTGCTCCCCGTCCAGCTCCTTGATCTTTTCGGAGGCCTGATCCCTGATCTTCTCGATCTCCTCCTGCAGGGCCTCCTTCTGCTGCTTTAATTCCAGCTTCCGCAGCCGTTCCTCCCGGCTGGCCACCGCCTCGTCCAGCTGCTGCTGTAATTTCTGCCGGTTGTACGCGTCCTGCTCGTACTCCACCTCCCGGCGCAGTTTTTCGATCTTCCGCAGCTCCTCGGCGCTCTTTTTCTCCTCATCCTCGGTGTCGGCCAGCTTGTCCAGCGCGGCGATCTGGTCTTCAATGGCCTGCACGCTGTCGTCCCGCCACTGCTCCCACGCCTCCCGGCTCTTGTCCAGCCGCTCGATCTCCGCGTCCCGCATGGCCTCGTAGCGCTTTTCCAGCGCGGAGACCACCCCGTCCGCCAGCTGGTCGATGCTGTCCGCGTCCCGCTCCCTGATCTCCTTCTTGAGGTCGTAGACCTTCTCTTCCCAGGCCATGATCTCCTCGGCGGTCATCTGGTGCTTCCGGCGAATTTCTTCCAGCCCGGCCAGTTCCTCCTCCAGACTGATCTCGTTCAGGTGCCGCCGATGCTCGATGCGGTCATAGTCGGCCTGCAGGGCTTTCTTGCGTGCTTCCTCGGCCTTCTTCTCCGCGTCCTCGGCCTTGCTGCCGCCGCCGCCGCCACCGCCTCGGCTGACGCTTTTCCCTGTGCCGCCGCCCAATCCCAAAGCGTTCAGCAACGCCAGCGCCGTCTGTGCCACGGCGATCAGCCCGTTCAACGCTTGAATCGACGGGCTGGTATCCACGTTGACGCTTCCGCTGATGGTCAGACTTTGCTTCGTCTGTTCCGCCCACCGAATCACGCCTTCCAGTTTCCCGGCGATCCCGTTTGCGGCGCTGCCCATGCTCTTTTCCGCGGAGGCGACCGCATCGTCCAGCCCTTCCATGCCCTTGCCGAGATTTTCCGTTGAAATTCCCGCCTTCTTCAGCACCGGCTGGATCTGCGTTAATGTTTTCCGATAACCTTCTCCGCCCTTTTCGCAGTTTTTCAACTGGGCGGATAGATTTTTCAGCTGGTTCAACGCTTCCCGCTGACGGCCCAGCTCTGCCAGCTGTCGTACCAGACTTTGAACGCTTTTTTCGTTTTGCTGGAATCCTTCTCGAATCTTCTGCGCCTCGCCGCCCAGTTCTTCAAAAGCCCCTTTGTGCGCCAACGCCGTTTCCGTCGATTGACGCAGCTTGTCCGCCAGCGCCTCCGCCTGTTCTCCGGCTTGCTGAAAGCCTTCACCCGTTTCCGCCAACTGACTGTCCCAGCTGCCAGCATCCAGCTGCAGCGCCAGTCCCGTTTTTTCCTGAAACGCCCGCACCTTTTCCAGCAGCGCATCCAACGCCGCTTCCGCTTCTTCCGCCGCCACCGTAATTTTGACGGTCAATTCATCGATCGTCATTCTTGTTCTCCCCTCCTTCCCTCACTCCAGCCATTCTCCTTCGCCCCCGAGGAACTCTGCCGCCTCCACTTCCTCCGTCTCCTCCCGGTCAGGGTCATGCAGACGGTTCCATTCTTCAAAAATCGGCCCGATCTCATCCATGTAATAGTCGTTCAGCAGCTCCCGTTTGCTGATGCCGATACTCAGTGCCGCGGCGATCAGCCCTTGGAACCAGTGTTCACTCCGCCCATGAGAGCCTGCGCCCGTTTTCCCAGCGCTCCCATGGTTTTGATAAAATTTTCGATCCCGTTGACCTCCAACCACGCCTCGGCCATTTCACCAAGGCCATCCAGCCCGATGCGCGCGTCTTCCAGCAGCGCCTGTTCTTCCACGCCGCTCAGCTTGGCGAACAGCCGCACCATCTCTCCCGGCAGCACCGCCAGCGCCCGCAGGAACAGCTCCTGCAGCTTGTCCTTGTCAAGCCCGGCCAGCTCCGCCAGAATGTCCCCTTCCTTTTTCTCGGGAAACAAAAGCCGCAGCGCCGTCCCCGGCAGTTCCTCCAGCAGGCTGCACGCCTCCAGAAACGCCCCGATGGGCATCTTTCGAATCTCATACCCCCGCACCGTCCGGCTCTTGGGCAGGGAAAGGGTCGCGCTGTTCTTGCTCGCCATGTGGATCGTCTCCTTTTTTCAAAATGGGTATGAAAAAACCGCCTTGCCTTTCGGCGTGGCGGTCTGGATTTCCGGGTTCTGTTATTTCAGGTATTTTTCGGTATATTCGGTGGTTTCAAACGTTAGTTTTCCGTCTTCCTGACGAAGAATCAGCGTCGGCAATGGTTGGGTTTCTCTGTCATTCATCAGTCCATTTGGCTTCACAGGACTTGGGACAGAGAACACGGCCACGCCGCCGATCAGATGGAACCTGTTTTCGGCGAGCTTATGCATGGAATAGCCATGCCGGGTGCAATAACCCTTCGCAGCTTCTAAAGCAATGGCTTTTTCAACGCCTTTGATGCCTTCTCTCGTCTGAATGCGACTCGGTTCGCTCATCTGTTTCATCCTCATCAGGTATATGAACCCACCAAAAGCACCATGCGGGCGTGAGGTGCTATTCTTCAACAATTTCAAATTGATTCGGCGGGAAAAGATAGTCTTCCTCAACTTCCGTCATGATCCTATACCATCCCTTTTCCACCGAAAGGACATTGTACACCTTTCCTTTTTCGAGGGCTACGATGTCAGCTTTGCCTATGTACTTTACTTTCATTCAAGCCACTTCTTCACAAACATTTCTTTTTTCCCGATTCCTTCACATTGCACCCAATGGATTTCGGCCTTTACGTCGCCTTCATCCGTTGCCAACATGCCTTTTCCCTTTGCGTGCTGCCAGTTCGAAGCAGCCCCGCCGTATCTTTGAGCATATTTTTCAGCCTGTCGAAATTCTTTCTTTGACCCTTTCCCCGCAAAAATTTCAACATCTTGCAGTTTTGAGCCTTTTGCAAGCTGATAGCGCACACCTGTTTCAAGGTCAAGCACACCGTCGGCCTTCGGTACTATTATACCACTTTCCCCCGTCTTTGCAACGGCAAAGCCCAGTTCCTCCGGCCCGGCCTTTTTCGCGAGCCGCTCTTCTTCCCCCACCACCGGCAAGATCGTGCACCGGCAGTTCGGGTGAAAGGGCGGCGCGTTCTCCCCCGCATGCATCTCCGTAAACAAGTAGCGCCTGCCGTTCTGCGCTGCGCAGCGGCGGCAGGTGCGGCGATCTTGGGCGGTCAGGATTTCGTATTCCGTGCAGCCTGCATCCTCGTAGCTCTTTGCGGCTGTCTGGTTCTGCACGTAGCTGGTCTCCGTCCGCATCAGGCATTCCGCCGCCCGGTAGCCCACGCCGAAGCGATCCATGATGACGTTCGCCATCCGGCGGACGCTCTTGCCGCTCAAAAAGGCGGCTTCGATCTCGTCTTCCAGCATTTGCGCCAGATGGTCCGTGTTGCGCCAGATGCGGGCGGAGTAGTTCCGGCCAGACCACGCGGTGTCCATGGCCCGCAGCAGTCCCTGCAGATCGGGCACGGCTTGGCTCACCACCCCGCCGGTCATGTCCCGCATCATCTTCCGGGCGCTCTGGTAGCTCTTAGAGGCCGTCCATTCCCGCTGGGCGGCAGTCTCCCGTTCCAGCCGTGCCCCCAGCCCATTCAGCCGCTCCCGGATGGCTTTTTCCAGCGCTTCCGCCCGGCTGACGCGGTAGCCGTAGGCCCGGCTTTCCTCGTCGGCAGGCTCCCGCAGCGCGGCGGCGGCTTCCTCCGGGGTCAGGTCAAAGCGCTTCGCGTATGTGCCGAGGATGCGCTGCACCTCGCCTTCCAGCTCCCGCGCCGCCTGATGGTAGGCCCTGCCCAGCCGGGCAAGGCGCTGCTCCGCGCCCCGCTGCACACCGTCCATGTTGGCTTCCGCCCGCCGTTTCCAGTACTCTGCCGAGCGCGTCATGGGGCCTCCTTTTGTTCGTCCTTAGAAAGCGCCGGGGGATGGTTTTCCGTCCCCCGGCCTGCTTTTTTAAGTGGCCGGCTTCGTCTCCGCCGCCGTGATGAAGGCCGTGCACTTGGCCTGATTGCTCTTGTCGTCCTTGAGCTGCATCACGGCCCACGGCGCAAGGCCCGCCATGTTGGGCCGCTTGAACACGCCGGTGATGATGACCTCGCACACGGTCACGCTGTCCTGCTTGGTGGTGAAGTTGTCGAACTTGATGCCCGTCAGCTGGAACAGCCGGTAGTTGAAGTAGAAGGGCAGGCCGCTGACCGTGTCCACCACAAAGCGCAGGGCGTACTCCTTCCCGGCGGCGTTGAAGTCCGCCTCCAGCGTGTCGCTGGTTTCGTCGTAGGCGCCCAGCCCCAGATCGGCCATCCGGTCCAGCGGCACCTCCGCCATGTGCAGTTCCACGTCCTCGCCCATCACGTTCTTGATCTGGGCGTACAGGTCGTCGTCATAGTACAGGTCGGTACTGCTCTCCTTGGAGGTGCGGCTCATGCTGCCCGCGTAGGGCAGGCTTTCCGCTGCCGAGGTCTTGTAGCTGGTCAGCGTGTTCTCCGTCACCGGGGCCAGCGCGATGCCCTTGAATCCCGTTGCCGCTCGTTTCTGGCTCATTTTCTCATTCTCCTCTCTTTTATCCGATCCACTTTTTGTACCGTTCCACCCGCTGAAAAACCGCTTCACTGCTTTCTTCCCAGGCAAATTCCCGGTGATAGCCCAGTTTTTCCATCTCCCGCCGAATTTTCGGAGCCAGTTCATCCGCTTCCGTTCCCGTCCGGGCAAAGCAGCGCACATAGTATTCCGTTTCCGTCAGATACTCGGCCCCATCCCGTTCGTCTGCCCGTCGCTCCCCGGCCAATGTCACCACTGCGCAGGGAAGTGCCGCCTGCTGGCGGGGCCAGCTGCGGCTGACGTTTTTCAGCGTTTCGACGCTCCCCAGTGCTTCCAGAATGCGCCGTTTCTCTCCTTCCGCGCTCAAGTTCATCCCTCCCGAATCGCGTTTCTGATCTCCCGGGCGATTTCCTCCGCCGCTTTTTCTTTCGTCATGGCAAAAGCGGGCAATAAAAAAGGCCGGGCCTCCTTTTTCCAGGTTCCCAGCTCCACATAGGCGGCATGGCCCGCCCCGGCGGCTACGCTTCCCGAAGGGCCCATGACCTGCGGCGCGATACTGCCCTTCAATTCTCCGGATCCCACCGGACATAACGCCTTCGCATTTTCCGCAGTTTCCATGCACAACCGTTCCACGGCGCTCGCTGCACCGGCGGCTATCGCCGCCCCCACTTTTTCCAGTCCCATCCATGCCTCCTAGATGCTTTTCAAAACCGCCCGCTGATGTGTCTTCCAGCGTTCCGGCGGTGCCGCGATGCGGAACCGGCATTCTCCTGCCGCCTCCAGCGCGATCCCCACACCTTCTTTCAGCTCCGTCTTTTCCTCCGTCAATAAAAGCGACATTTCCGCGCTTTCTTCGCCGTAGAGCCTTGCTGTCGTTGTTCCTTCCAACGGCTGGATCGTTCCCAGCAGTGCGACGCTCTCCGTCTCAAAGGCCGGTTCCATACCGTCCGCGATCCGCTGTGCTTTGGGCTGATGAAGCCATAGCTTTCTCATTCTTCCGCGGCTCAGTCCCATCAGACCACCTTTGCTCTCCGATAGCGGTTCAGCAGCTTTTCCAACGCCGAAGGCAGCCCTTCCATAGTCGTCTGTAAGCCGCCTTCTCCATGGACGGTTTCCCCCTCCATGCCGCGTCGGCGGTAGCGGAGGATCGCCAGTTCCAGCACCGCCCCTTCCAGCGCGGCAGGCAGGACGCTTCGCCCGGTATACCCCAGCGCATACTGCTCCGCATCCTCCAAAAGCGCCGTCAGCAGCGTGTCCTGCTCCTCATTGGAAATTTCCAGCCGAAGCCGCAGCTCTTCCAGCCCTTTCTGCTTGTCCATGCGGCTCTCCTTTCACTGTTTCCGGGCGCATTTAGGCCTTGTGATGCACGTAAATACCGGCGGTCTTGTTCTCGTACACATCCGCCACGCCCACCTGACGGTAGCCGAACTTCCACGCGTCCGCGTCCGGGTTCTGTTCCGGCGTTACCACCTTGGGCGCGATATGCTTGGAAAACTGGATCACCGCGCCCCGGTGGATCACCATAAAGTTAATGTCCTTGCCGCTTTCATCCTTGGCGTAGCCTCCCGCCGTCTCGTCGCTGGCCGTCTCGCCGCCCTTCTGCACCACCGTGCCGCTGTTCTGGTGAATGGCCGTATAGAAGCGGGTCTGAGGCACCGCCACCACGTCGGAGAAGCGGCGCAGCACTTCCCGGCTCTTGGTGGTGTCCAGATCCTCCACCTTGCCCAGCAGGCCGGACGTAATAAACAGCACCCGGTCCTCCATGGGCACTTCATCCGCGTCCATGGCGTTGATGGCCTCCCGCAGTGCGGCCACCACCGCCGCTCCGTCGTTCAGCGTACCGCTGCCCGAACCGACCCCAGCCGCGCCCGCATAAGTTGCAAAGCGGAAAGCGTCCAGTTCCGGCACCACCTTCGTGCGGATAAATTCCCCCGCCAGCATTCCGAAGGCCACGCCCGCCGTGTCTGCGTTGTCCATGTGATCTACCACGAACATACGGCCCCGGTCGAAGTTGCAGGTCACCGTCTCGTTGGTCAGGTTCATTGCGCCGCCCACGTAGCCGCCGTTGCGGCTGTAGTCCGCCAGGCCGTCCATCGTCATCTTGGGGATCACCAGCTCGTTGGCGTTCGCCCCCGCCTGCACCAGCTCCGGGCGGCCGTCCAGCACCGCCGTCTTGCTGGCCTCCTTGTATACCTCGTCCAGCAGCGGCACAAATTGTTTGAATAGTGCGATCGAATTAGCCATCTCTTTTTCCTCCTTTTTCTTTTCCTTATTTCAGTCCCAATGCCGACCGAAGCTGACCGGCATAAAGCGCGCTTTCCCCGCTTCGTGGCGCCGCACCCTTCATCCGTTCGCCCACCGCCTTGTCCACCTGTTCCAGAAATGCCTTTTCCAGCGCATTCAGACTTTTTTCCAGACTCTCGTCATCCGAAAAATTCAGGCAGTCCGTCAGTTCCGCCGGCAGATTTCGCTGGGTCAGCAGCTCCTGCGCCCGGGCGCGGCGTTCCCGCATCTCCAGCGCCGCCTCCCGCTGCCGCAGCGTCTGTTCCCGTTCCAGCGCCAGCCGTTCCATTTCCGTGGGTTCGTGAACCGTCATTTCTTCCATGCTCTTTTCTCCCTTCCGTTTGTTTCTATAAAAAAAGCCGCCCTCGGCAGCTCTTTTTATCTCCTCTTTTCCTTTTCCATTTCTTCCATGGCTTTCTCCGCATCCTCCACAAAGGGCACCTGCCCAACCAGCAGCTTTTTCGGGGCTAACCCCTCATAGGCTTTCAGCGTCTGCGCCACTTCCAGCCGGTTCACCGGCAGACTTCTGGAAAAATGCACGCCGATCTCCTCCGCCTCCGGCAGACGGCAGCCCCGCAGCCGCAGAAAATACACCATCCGCCGAAGCCGCCACAGCAGCCCTTCCCGGAACCAGCGTTCTTTGCCCCTCATCAGCTGTTCCAGCCCGAACAGCTTGTATTCCATGGCCACGCCGCTCAGGTTTCCCGCAAAGGCCTCGTCGGTCAGGTCGGGCACGAAGCTCAGCTTGTGGATGTCCGCCTTCAGGCTGTCCTTCAGGATCTCCGTGTCGCTTTCGGAAAGCTGTTTCGTCAGATACTCCACCCGCGCGTCTGCAGCAGGCATTTCCAGCGTTCGCGTTTCCCGAAGCCGTTGCTGTACGCTTCGTCCTTCTTCGTCCTCCTCCACCGTGGCCCCGTAGATCACCATCAATGCGTCGGTAAACTGCTGCTTGTCGTTTACCCGGTCGCTCTGCAGCGCGTCGTAAGCGTCGATCAGCGCTTTCACGCCCTCAAAATCGCCCCGTTCCCGCTGATTATTCCAGTATTCGGTCATGGGCACGCCGCCGAAGAAGTGCCTCTCCCGCCCCGTCTCCCGAGGGATCTCTCCGCCGGTTCGCTCATAATGGACGTTCCATTCCTCCGTCATCACTTCGATTCGCTGGCCCGTCCGCTGAAAATGCCGGTTTCGCCGTTCCGTCAGCATCACGCCGAAGACCGGCCTGTGCTCCACGGTGTTGTCGTACACCACAAAGGCGTTTCTTGCGTCCGCCTGACAAAGCCGCGGCATGGCGTTTTCATCGGCATAATACATTTCCACGCCCTTGCCGTAAAGGGCCGCGTCCGCCGCAAGTTCGCTGTCCACGCTGCCCGCCGCGCTGCGGCGCAGGCAGTCCAGCAGCGTCTGAAAGCCCGTCCATTCCCCGTTGACCGTGTACTGAATGGGTTCGCCCGTCAGATAGCCGCTGGTCATCGCCACGATGTACCCCGGCAGATCATGACTGAGCCGGTAATTCGGCGCGCCCCTTCCCCGCCACCGCTCGGAGATGCTGTGCTCCCCATCGTAATAATCTTTCAGTTCGTTCAGCCGAAACCGTTCCCCGTCGAACTGTTTCAGCACTTCCCAGATCAGCTCCGGCGACGGCTCCCCGTCCGCCAGCCATTCCCGGTCGATCACGATCATTCGATCCTCCCCTTTCTGAGCCGCACGACCCGTTCAGTCATCAGCGGCTCCAGCGCGTAGCGCACTGCGTCGATGGTGTGGTTGTTTCGATCCGGGCATTCGTTCAGGAAGCACCCGTCCCGGCCCCGGGCGTATTCGTACAGGCTGAACTCTCGGGCGGCCTTGGGGCATCTTTCCCGGTCGATGACGATGGCGTTCAGTTCCTTCAGCCAGCGAATACCGTGCTCCACGCTGCCCGCCCCTTTTTTCGCCCCGATGGCGTTGACGTTTCTCCGTCTCAATTCGGCAATTTCCCGCGGCATGGCGCTGTCGCAGCGGATGATCTTCTCTCCCGCGATTTTACGGCAGCTTTCCGCCAGTTTTTCCAGGCTCTGTCCTGTCTGCACCGCTTCTTCCAACAGCAGCAGCCGCTTTCCCCGCTTGTCCCACGCGCACAACACCAGCGCGTCCGGGTCATTGGCAAATCCGAAATCCAGCCCCGCGTACCGCACTGGGAAACGATCCCATTCTTCCAGGGAAATCGCCCGCACGTCCAGATTGTCAAACACCTTTCCTCCCGTGCCCACGGCTTCTCCCAGATACATATGCCGGTAGGCCCGCTCGTCCCGTTTTTTCAGCCGTTCCGCCTGTTTCAGAAAAGTCTCGCCCAGCCATTCCGGCGGCATCTGCCGGTAGTCGCTCTGATGCACCACTCTTCCCTCGCAGGGATTCAGCGCCTCCGCGTTCACCCAGCTTTGGGCGCTGACCGGCGGATTATAGCTCAGCACCGTCACGCCCCTTTTCCCCCGAAGCACGCTGGCCTGGATCGTCCGTATTTCCTCCATTCCGCGAAAAGCGCTGGCTTCTTCAAACCAGAGCAGTGCGAAATATCCCTTGGGCAATTTCACGCCCTTGCTCTTTTCCGGGTCGTCCGCGCCCCGAAACAAAATGCGCTGTCCCGTGGGCCGATAGGTCATTTCCATCGGGTTCAACCGGTACTGAAAGTACCCATTCATGCCCATTTCCTCCGCTGCCCAGCGCATCTGCGCCAGTACGCTTTCCCGCAGGCTTTCCGCCACCTTCCGAAAAATGATGACATTCGCCTCCGGGTCTTTCAGCATCAAGCAAAGCGCCATCAGGCTGACGAAGCTGGACTTTCCGCTTCCCCGCCCGCCTTTCAGCCAGTACTCGTCGTGCCGTCCCTCATACATATCCCAGAACAGCCCCTCGAAGGCCGGCGGCACTTTTTCTCCCAGCTTCACGTTCACTTCTTTTCCCCCCGTCCCGGCACGTCCATCACAATCTTCGGGGCTTCTGTGGGCGCTCCTTCCCGGTCGCCGAACAGCCCATACTGTTTTCCCAGCAGTTCCGCCGCCCGCAGCACCTCGCTGGTTTTCGCTTCTTCCTCTCCGCGCAAAATCCGCGTCAGCGCCGCCAGCACCTCCTCCGCATCCGCAACAGCAGCAGGGGGTGACCCCCTGCACCCCAGCTCGCGTTCCACTTGGCCAGGTTTCCCCTGCTTTCGCCGCGTGTCGCTTTTTAGGTCATTTTTCCCAGCAGGGACAGTACCCCTGTTCCTCAATTCGGCAGGGGGTGCCCCCCTGCACCCCAGCTCGCGTTCCAGTTGGCCAGTTTGCCCCTGCTCTCGCCGCGTGTCGCTTTTTAGGTCATTTTTCCCAGCAGGGACAGTACCCCTGTTCCTCAATTCGGCAGAGGGTGACCCCCTGCACCCCGGTTCGCGTTCCACTTGGCCGATTTCCTCTATCTCTCGCCGCGTGTCGCTTTTTTGCTCATTTTCCCCGGCAGGGACAGTGCCCCTGCACCCCAGCTCGCGTTCCACTTGGCCGTTCTCCCCTGTCTCTCTCCATATGCCGCTTTTTAGACCGACTTTTCCAAGCCCCGCTTCAACCGTTGCCGTTTTTCCGCATTTCTCTCCGCATTCCAACTGTCCAGCCATCTCCATCGTTCGCAGCCTATCCCTTTCACTCGCAATAAACTCACTCTCCGGGCAGCCAACGTTTTCCTCCGTTTGCCCCATTTTCCCTTCAAAAAAATTATTCTTCCTTCCAACATTCAGCCGTTTCCCTTCATCCATCCCAAACACCGGCTCTTTTTCCGCCGCTGTATCCATTCCGTTTCCTCCGCCTTTTCCGTCATACAAAAACCGGAGACGGCCTTTCAGCCTCTCCGGTTTCTGTCCCCCACCTTTGACAGGATATACTATATCACAGTTTTCTGTATACGGATGTTTCCGTTTGTCTCCTTGTGTCTCTTCATTCCAAAAACCGCGTTTTTCCCATTCAAAAAACAGGGAGCGCCCGCGTTTTCCACACGTTCGCTCCCTGCTTCTGTTTTCTCAAATATCGATAAATTCCCGGAACTCCCGCATAATGCCGATCCCGTCCGGGTAATGAGCGGCGAACTGCGGCACCGCGTGACTGGGAAAACTGTTGCCCTCGATGAACACCGGCCCCTTTTCCGTAATAGCCACGTCCCACGCCACGAAGCGCATCTGCGGCACCTTTTGGGCCGCTTTCAGGCACATATCGCAGGCTTCCTTGAAATAAGGAATCTGGAATCCGATGATGGGCGTATGGGTCATGGGATGCTCGGTGTAGGTGTTGCCCTGCTTGTCCGCGCCCACAGTCAGAAGCGTACCGCTTTCCAGATCGATTCGCGCCGCCATGCCGCCCTGATCCACATTGTCCATCACCTTGCCGTTGCCAATGCGCAGGAAGGCATAAACGATGCCCTGCTTTTTGTCGCCCAGCAGCGTAGCGATGCGGATGGTGTTGACCGAGGTCGGGCACATCTCCGCCATTTTCGAATGCTGGATCACCCGTTCCTCCACAATGCCGATCTTCTTTTCCCGCAGCTCCTGCAGGAACGCTTCTTCCCGGCCCTGCCAGTCTTCCTTCGTGTGCCGTTCAATGCCCACGCCGCTGCTGCCTTCCAACGGCTTGCAGATCAGGTCGTCGTTCCGATCAAGGAACGCTTTCCAGTCCTCCAAGCTCAGCTCGTCGGAAAGCTCGATCCAGTCCCGGTTCACCTCGTCCTTGAACAGCCGATTGAACGTGGCCTTGTCGTCGAACAGATACCAGTAGGCCTTGTCGTTCATCCTGCGGACGATGGTATTGCTCAATCCCCGGGTGATCTGGGTCTTTTTCTGCTCGTCGGTCAGCCGGTACATTTCGGCGATCTTGTAATCCACGTAGCCCGCGTTGTATTTCAGCGCGCAGCGCAGCATGTCGCACAGAAGCCACAGACGGCTCTTGCCACTCCGCTCCTTCAAAATTTTCGTGGTCTTCCACATGGCTTTCCAGTCCATGCGCACCAGCCGTTTGAAAAAGAAGGACAGTCTGCTCAT